ACGCGCTGATGTCTCGCGCTGCGGAGGGGGCGGGCCCCCCCTACCGGGGTCCCCCCTGGGGTGGTGGGGGGGCTTCGCCCCCGACTGGACTACCCACCTGTGCCCTATGGGACCCATTTGGGAAAACAGGGTGTAAGCAACAGCAGGTTGTAACAAACTAGGTCAGTTCGTTAGGAGGGGGAGGCTGTGGCTGCCCCATTGGGTAAGGTTGTGACCTATGACTTGGTTTGGTTTGGGCAGTCAGGTGGACGAGCGTCTAGCTCGTTACATCGACAAGGTGGTGAGTATTTCGAGTGGAGTGGCTGCTCACGCCTCGTCCCACCTGGACGGTGGTACGGACGCCCTGGACGGAGACAAGCTGGAGGTCAGTTGGTCCCCCTCCAATTACACCCGAGACAGCGATATCGATGAGGCGGACTCAACGGACGACCTGTCGGCCCACCTGAAGGGTGTGGACACGGGTTTGGGTTTGAGGCCCTTGGCGACGGCTCTGTCGGGTACGAGCTTCCCGGGTAGTGCTTCGAACGGGGATGTGTTCTTCCACAAGACGCACCGAGAGCAGTTCAGCTACCACAGTGGTAACTCGGTCTGGGTGGGACCTGAGAACGTGGTGTACTTCGGCAAGGGTGGTACGAGCTTCAACAACACCTACCTGCGTGTGGCTGACTCGATCAGTTCGAGTGCCAAGGGCTGGCTGGTGCCGAACGACATCATGATCACGAAGGTGACGGCTGTCTGGACGACGACCACGACTGAGGGGTACATCAGGATCAGGAGGGACGGTACCAACGTGGTGTCCCTGGATCTTTCATCCGTGGGCACGAGCAACACGACCGCTCAGAGCCTCACGGTGGACACCAACTACGACAAGCACAACGGCTCCAGCCGCACTGGTGTAATGGGCGTGTACCTGGATTCCCTGGGTCATGGTGGGTCCGTTCACACTGGTGGGGTGGGTCACCCGGTGGTGGCTGTGTACTGGCGCAGGCGAGAGACCTGATGAACTACAAGAACACGACCGACCCTGCCTTGCGGGAGCAGTTGGAGGCTGAGGCCGAGGCTGAGAGGGCTCTGCTGAAGCAGCAGGAGGCCCTAGAGCGCGAGCGTCAGAGGCAGGAGGACCTGCTGGTGAAAGACGCCCTGCGGCTGCTTAGGCAGGACAAGATCAAGCTGGACGACATCTCGGAGACGTTCATCTTCAGGAAGCTCCTGACGGGTGCCTTCTCGTCGTCGGCTACGGAGCGTCAGTGGGCCGTGACCCAGTTGATGGGCCTGAAGGGGATGAAGGCCTCGAAGAAGGGCTCGTCCAAGTCGGAGGGGCCGGACGTGGGTAGCCAGCTTCTGGATCGACTGACTAGCGCCGTGTAGGGTGGGTCCTGCCCGGTGGCCTGGGCTGGCGTTGAACGAAGCACCGCGTGTGGGAGAAGCATTGCCAGCCTTCCTTGTGGTGGCCACCGGGCTTTCTGCCATGACTGAAGACATCAAACCCTCGTACGTGTATCGAGCCAAGTGTGTCAGCGTCTACGACGGGGACACCATGACCGTGGACCTAGACCTTGGGTTCGGGGTCTGGATGAAGAAGCAGAAGCTGCGGCTCTTCGGCATCAACGCACCCGAGATGCGTGGCGAGGAGAAAGAGCGGGGCAAGATCTCTCGCGATGCCGTGAGGGGCATGGCTCCCGAGGGCTGCGAGCTAGTCGTCAGCACCCACAAGGACAAGAAGGGCAAGTACGGTCGCTGGCTAGCTAGCGTCTACTGCACCTCAAAGACCAACCCTGACGGACCGATGATGTGCATCAACGATGCGCTCGTTAGCCGTGGGTTAGCCGTGAAGGCTCTGTACTAGCAGGGCTAGGGCGGGCACTGGGACCCCACCCCTGGGCCCGCCCTGTCTTTCCAGTAGACGTACTCGTTCTGCCCGTTCGTGGACCTCTTGATCCCATCGCCGGACACCCAGACCGAGTGAAGGGCCTTCTTGGCGTCGATGTAGTCCATGGAGGACCTCTCGGACAGGTCACGGGCGGTAACCCCCTGATGCTGCGCGAAGGCACTCCCTAGGAGCGTACTGGCAGCCTTGAGCCTCTCTGCTCTACGCATCAGAAGGGACACTCCACCTCTTCGGCCCCGATTCCGCCCACGGGGTGACGGGGGAGGATCTTGCCCGCGTGATCCGGGAGGATGTTCCCGTTCGGGTTGCACTGAGGGCAGATGAAGCAGATGCGGGTGGTGCCCCGGTAGGTCACGGGGATGTAGCCGCTGTTCTCGTGCTCCTCAAGGCGGGCCTTGTCGGCGTCGCTCAGGGAATGTCGATGCTCTGCGTACCAGCCCGTACCAGAGCATGTCCTGCAGTCCCATCGACCGTCAGGGTAGGGCCAGTCCTGCTTCACCGTGGTCGAGGACTTCTGTTCCACCTTTCTAAGCTGGGTGGTGAGCCACTCGTCCTCCTTGTCCTGACGGTGCATGGAGACGAAGAAGCCGTCGCACCCCTTCAGTCGCTTGGCCTTCATGGCCAGCGCATTGGCATAGAGGTCCGGGTCCTTGCCCGCCTTCTCCATCTTGTGGATCCAGGCGTGGATCAGGTCCTCGTTGACGTCGTCCAGGATCGAGTCCAGGGTCTCCTTCGCACTCATGACTGCACCTCGTCGCGGTCAAACATCATCGATTCGTACTCATTCAGGGCCATCATTAGCTCCTTGCGGCATATCTCAGCCTCCCGCTTGGAGGAGTTGTGGCTAAGGAACTCCTGCAGGTGCTGAAGGCTCAGAACCGTTCGGTGCGCCCGGACAAGGAGCCGCTCCTCCACCTCTCGCTGGTATTCGTTCATGTACACCTTCTTACACCGTACCGATCTTGCGTGTCAAGGCAGGCTCGGGTGAAATGCCTGGATGGCACATGTAGAGGACAACGACATCCCCAGCAAGACACGCCGCAGCTACGGAAACAGGACCTGCACCTACAGCGTAGACGGCATGACTTGCGGGAAGCCGCACTTCGCCAAGGGACTCTGCCAGGCTCACTACATGCGTAAGCGCAGGTACGGTGACTGCGGAACTGTCTATGTCGGGCCCAAGCCGACCAGGCTCCTCAAGGATCATCAGGTCGTCATGGCCCGCAGGCGGGTTCGGAGGGGGGAATGGAGCCCCAAGGACGCTGCAGAGCACTTCGGTGTGAAGTACACCACCATGGTTGACGCGCTGAACGGCAGGACCTTCAGGGGCCTAGAGGATGCTCGACAAGCGGAAGGCTAGCGTCCCCCTCCCCCGGGAGGTCTACGACGAGGTCAGCCGGGTCATCGAGGACCGATACCCCAAGAAGGACTGGGACGCGGTCAAGTTCCAGACCTTCTGCTCCCCGAACGTCTTCGACCACGGCAAGAGTGATTGGAAGCCATCGAAGAGGTTCCCCACTCGGGAGGATCTGGATGCACACAGGCGCATCAAGAACGCCAGAAGGTGGATCGAGCACTTCTGCCGCATCCAAAACAAGGCTGGGGACATCACCCCCATTGCCCTAAATGCCGCGCAGAGGAAGTTCCTGGCCAAGGTGGTCAGTCGGTGGCGCAACGGGGAGATGGCGCGAGTCGTCATCCTGAAGCCCCGTCAGACGGGCTTTTCCACCGTCGTGGAGATGCTGATCTTCTACCTGACGGTCACCAGCACCTACAAGCGGGGGGAGGTGATCGCCCACAAGCGGGCCATCTCGGCCAAGATCCTCAACATGTTCCGCCGGGCGCTCAAGTTCGTCCCCTTCGAGCTTCCGACCAACCACCGCACTCGCTACGAGGTGGTCTTCGATGACCCACTGAACTGCGCCGTGGACGTTGACTCCGCAGAGTCGGACGAGCCGGGCCACGGAGACACCCTCCAGTACCTCCACCTGACCGAGGTGAGCCGCTGGAAGGACGCCCGACGCAAGGCGAAGGGTGTAATGCAGACGGTGCCCGACCTACCTGGCACCCTCGTCGTCTGGGAGTCCACCGCGAACGGGGCCGACGGGTACTTCTACGAGCTTTACAACGAAGCCAAGGACACCTCGAACCCCGCCAACCGCATGGATGCGGTGTTCGTGGCCTGGTACGAGCACGCGGAGTACACCACGCCCCCCCTTACGGAGGAGCAGAGGCAGCATTTCCTCAAGACCATGACTCAGGACGAGGAAGAGCTACTCAAGAGGAGGTTCTTCAAGCGTGGCGAGGGGTGGATCCACGTCTCCATGGAGCAGATCGCCTGGAGGCGGAACACACTGGTGGACAAGTGCGGGGCGAACCTCGATGACTTCCACGAGCAGTACCCTTCAACGGACATGGAGGCCTTCTTGGCCTCAGGATCCCCAGTTTTTAGCCCAGAGAAGCTGATCGAGAGGGAGATCCAGACCCGAGACCCCGTCTGGAGCGGCGATCTGTTCGACAAGGACTTCTCACCCAAGGAGGTCCCGGACGATCCGGGCTCACTGTCGGATATCACGGTCAAGCAGCCCGGAGGACCGGCCCGCAAGCACGTCGAGTGGCCGAAAACGCCCACTTTTGAGCCGTCAGAGGGTATGGAGTCCGACGCCGACAGCATCATGAAGGCCTTCGGCGGGCCACTTGAGGACACGCATGAAAGACGAACTGACTCAGATCGAGACCCCGAGTGGTCCTAGCATCTCCCTGATGCCCTCAATGCGTGGCCCATTGAGCATCTGGGAGTGGCCCGAGAAGGGGGTCCACTACTGCGGGGGCGTAGACTCCAGCCAAGGGGTCCGAGGCGGGGATTACTCTGTCATCAAGATCATCAGGTCTGACACCCTTGAGGAGTGCGCCATGTGGAAGGGGTACGTTGACCCACGGGAGCTAGGCCGGAAGGCTGCTTGGCTGGGGTGGATGTACAACACCGCCTTCATGGTCCCCGAGGCCAACAAGGATGGTCAGTCGGTCCTGTGGGAGATGAAGGAGATGGGCTACCCCAACATCTACCGAACCACCACCTACGACAAGATTGCTGGCGAGACGGTCATCAACAAGACGCTCGGCTTCAACACGACACTGAAGACTCGCCCGTGGCTGTGGAACCACATGCGTCTAGTCATCAACCATGGCTGGGGACGCATTAGCTCTGAGTCTCAGTTGTTCGAGATGAAGCAGATCCGATACGACGAGAAGGGCGTCCCGTTCCATCCCCGTTCAGGCCACGATGACGAAACCATCGCATGGGGTTTAGCACTTGTTGGAAGGGATCAAGCCTTCTCTAGGGGCGAGATCGAACCCGAGAAACCAGAGCCTACGACCCTCGAAGAGAAGCACTGGGCCGCGTTCGAGGATGAGATCAGTGGGGAGCCCAAACACTTTTACGGTGAAAGAGGCTTCGAAGATATACCAGACCTAGCGTAGTTTTCGTTGATGGACACTACCCATTGGGGCTGGGTGATCATTGGCGCTATGACTCTGGGTAACTTCTGGATCGCCATTTCTGTGATCCTGAACTGCCTGAAGAAGCTGGATCGTTGTGAGACGAAGCTCATGGCGATGACCGAGGCTTACCCTCATCAGGCCATGATCGCCATGCAGCGAGAAGGTATGGACCTCCAGCGAGAGGTTCTACAGAACAGCCAGCAGGCACCGTCGTACGAGCCCCAGGTCTGGCAGACCCAAGAGGCAAGCTGACTAGATGGCTCGGCGCAAGACTAAGTGGAGCAAGTCTGAGGCGCACGAGTTCGTATCTCGATGCGTTGACCCCGACGTCCAACAGCCGGATCGGCTGGAGTGGGAACGTCGGATGTTCCGCAACCTTGCGTACCTGTCTGGCATCCAGCACTTCAGCCAGGACCCGGCCTCTGGTCGCCTGCACCCGCTCCACAACCTTAGCGGCAGGCCCAAGACCGACTTCACAGCCAACCTGATCCTCCCGACCGTCACTCGGGCGATCTCCAAGATCACCAACCTGAAGGGGACCTTCAGCGTTGCGCCGGTCACAGGGGAGAGAAAGGATCGAGAGGGTGCGAAGATCGGTGAGAAGTGGTTCGACTACTTCAGGGCCACCGAGGACTTCAAGGACAAGGAGTCACGGGCACTCTTCTGGGCTGCCAACACCGGACTCGGGGTACTCCGTTTCGCATGGGACCCCGACGCAGGGGATCCAGATCGGGTCTACCTGATGAACGACATGGAGAAGGAGGCCGCCGGTATGGGCGATGTCTCTGGACCCGTGGCGGCAGAGCCGGGCATGTCACCGGAGGCTACTCGCCTCAAGGACATGAACGGGGAGTACGAGGACGTGCCCCAGGGCGAGATCGAGTGCTCGGTCATCAGCCCGTACGGCTTCTACTGGGACCCGCAAGCCAAAGACGGTGGCCTGGAAGACTGCAACTGGTGCGCTGTAAAGACACTGGTTGACGCCGACAAGGTCAACGAGCGGTACGGGACCAAGCTCAAGGGCGAGCAGAAGTCCACCAACTGGGGCACCAACAACACGCTGTACGAAGAGGCCATCTCCTACTTCCATGGTGGGCAGTCGGCCATCGGGCGAACCGTCCCGGACAACAGCAGGCGTGACTTCCCCCGTGTCACCGTCATCGAATACTTCGAGCGTCCGACCCGGCAGAACGGGTTCAGGGGGCGCTACGTGGTCATCGCTGGTGACGAGGTGGTCGTCAACAAGGAGAACCCGTACGCGACCATCGGCATGCCCCTGCCGTTCGTCACCTTCGGGTGGATCCCCCGCCCGGGTGGGTTCATCTCGATTGACCTCACTGGGAACCTTACGGACCCCCAGAGGGCGTACAACGAGTCGAACCAGCACATGCAGGATATGGAGAAGCAGCAAGGCTATCCAATCCTGGTGACCTGGAAGGGGTCGGGCATCAAGTCCCACCGAGTGCCGAACTACCCCGGCCCGGTGATGGAGATCAACCCGACCTTCGGTCCTCCGGTTCAGATCCCCCCTGCCCAGCTACCTCAGTACGTCTACCAGAACGTCGAGAGCCGCCGCAGGGAGATGCACGAGATCGCCTCTCAGGGAGAGGTCTCCCGTGGTGGGGCACCCGGTCAGGTCCGTGGCTCGCAGGCCATCTCCGCACTGCTCAACGAGGACAACATGATCCTCAACATGGTGGCGGAGTCGCACTTCAGGTCGCTGGCTAAGTGCGGGAGGATGGTCCTCTGCCTTGCGGGCCACTTCTACGACACGAAACGAACCATCAAGCTGCTCGGTGAGAACTCTCACTGGGAGGTCACCTCGTTCATGGGGGCTGACCTGCGGGGCAACTTCGACATGCGGGTCACGGGCGAGCCCAACCGCGTGGACGGATCGAAGATGCGCCAGGCCGTTGTCATGGAGCTAGTCGCTGGTGGGTTCTTGAACCCCCAGGACCCGGCTGACAAGCAGCTTGTTCTCGACACCCTCTACCTCAACCTGCCGGATCAGCCGTTCGAGGACATGCTGATCGACAAGCGCAACGCTGAGAAGGAGGGCGAGGAGCTACTGGAGGTCGCCCGGCTTATCGCCAGGGTCGGACCGGAGGCAGCCCCCATCGCCATGGCGAGAGTCCCCATCGTGCGCGACTTCGAGGACCACGCTGTCCACGTCGCGGAACACGACAAGATGCGGAAGTCCAACGAGTACGAGGAGCTTCCGCCCCAAGCGCAACAGTTGATCGATCTGCACATCGAAGAGCACAAGAAATACATCGCTCAGGAGATGGAGGCGCAGATGGAGATGCAACTGATGATGTCCCAGAACGGTGGCACACCAGCACCCAAAGGGAAGCCGTCTAATCCCAGACCCGGTAGGACACAATAATGACCGACGACACAAAGCTGGGGGGCCCGACCAAGGCCACCAAGCGGAAACAGTCAACAGTGGCCGAGAGGCCGACCGCCAGTGACGCCCGCGCACAGCTTGCTGTGATGCGGGCTAAGGAAGAAGAGAAGGCACTTGAGCAGGAGATGGCAGAGGAGGCAGGGCACGACTGGTTCGTGCGCTGCAAGGGCTGCAACGGAGTTGCGGTCTTCCTGACTCGCCACCCGAAAAGCGGAACCGTCTCTCACGACGGTTGGTACTCCGACTACAAGGGAGTGGATGACAAGTACATGGCATCCGAGATCCCCTGTCAGGAGTGCGGCATGCCTATCCAGGCTGAGTTCCCTCAGGGGATCCAGGGTGGATGGGTTATTGGCGACCGTCACGTTCAGTCCATCAAGGACATCGAGCGTCGGACCCAAGAAGCTGAACGGGAACGGAAAGAGCAGAAGGCTATGCACGTCGCACGTATGTCGATGATCTCCACTCCCGCAGGTGACCTGTAATGTCTGAAGAAAAGCAAAACGATCAGGAGGTCCCGGACCAGCCGCAGACCAGCGGCGACACACCCGACCAGACTGAGTTCCTTGACGGCACCTACCGTGGACAAAAGGTGTCGTGGAACAAGGATGAGGCGCAGCGGCTTGCCCAGAAGGGGCTCGACTACGAGACCAAGATGGCTGCCGTCAACGCCGAGAAGGAGGCACTCGCCTCCGACAAAGGAGATTTCGACCGGTGGAAGGCGTGGCGGGAGAGTCTTGCGAACGACCCCGCTAGGGCTGAGGCAGTGGCGCGGGCCTGGCAAGATCCGCAATCCGTCCTCAGCCCACCGGCTCAGGAGGGAGAGATGGGGGAGGCCCCCCGTCAGGCACCTCCTCAGCCAACCGGACCCGGACCCGAGGTCTTCGAGTTGAGAAGTCAGATCGAGCAGCTTCAGTCCAAGCTAGAAACCTTCTCCTCCGATGCGGAGTCGAAGGAGACTGGCAGCCGACTCGAACGGGCCGTGGACGATTTCAACTTCCTGTCCAGCAATCCTGAAGCGAAAGACTCCGCGCTAGAGATGGCTCGCGGCCTGATGGCCCAGGACGCTGAGATGACCCCGGAAGGGGCCGCTCACGTTGCTGCCAGCAAGCTCAAGGGCATCCTGCGTGGTCAAAACCAACAGAAGCTAGATCGGAAAGGAAAGACCGAAGAGCTACGCCCGGCAGAGACCGGGGGCGGTACCCCTCAAGGTGGTCTTGAGCGGGAGAAAAAGCAGACACCCTACGGCCAGCGTCGAGTCAGTTCCCTTCGTGGGGACGTGCTCAAGACTCTGACCGACGGGGTGTTCAAGGACCGCTTCCCGAACGCTTTCTAGGCTAGGTCTGAGGTCAACAGGAAACCATGGCTATTACTGATAGCAGCACTGGGGTTGACTACTCCGGTGACTTTTACACCTATGTTCTTCGAAACCACTTCCTCCCGGAGGTGGCAGACGGCCTGAACCACGACTACGTCCTTCTCGACTACATGTCGAGCACGAAGGACACGTCGATGGTGCAGGGTAAGTACGTCCAGCACCCGGTCCACGATGGCCGGAACATGGGCGGCGTCGGCCCCGTGGGCGTTGGCGGCAAGCTGCCGACTCCCGGTGCCCAGTCCTACACTGAGTTCCAGTACCCGATGCGTTCCGTTTACGGTCGCATCAAGTTCACTGGCCTTGTGGCGGATGCTTCGGCTACCGACATCGATAGCTGGCTGCGTGCGGTTGACTCGGAACTTTCCGGTCTCCGTGACGACCTGGCTCGCAACGAGAACCGCATGCTGCACGGAAACGGTTCCGGCATCATGGGCGAGATCGCCACTGCCGGTGCTGACAACGTCACCCAGACTGTGATTTTCCACACTGGGTATGAAGGCCAGGCGACGATGGACTCGTCTGCTGTGGACACCACTCAGCACATCGAGATTGGCGACCGGATTGTCCTCTACAGCAGTGCTGGCGACGACTTCGTTCCTGCCAACTCTGGGTCGGACACCACGGCTGTGGTTACTGCGAAGACGGCCACTACCATCACCCTGGATAACCAGCTAAACACTGGTACTGACACGGGTCCGTTCTTCATCGTCAAGGCCAACGAAGGCACGGCGGCGGTTACATACGCCACTTATTCGTCAAGCGTTGGCTTTGCGAACGAGCCCATGGGCCTGAACGGCATCCTGTCTGATGGCGACTTCGCCGCCACTGCTGGCGCTGGCAAGAACACCGTCATCAACGATAGTGGCCTGACGGCTGGTGCGTTCCAGAACCTCGCGGTCTCTGGGAAAGATTTCCACCAGGCCCGCCTCCTCTCGAACTCGTCGGTCAAGCGGCCCCTCACTGAGTCGCTGATCCAGAACGGTCTCTCCCTCGTGGAGAAGTCGTTCAAGGGCAACATCGATGCGTTCATTTGCAGCTACGGCATCCGGGATGCGTTTGCTGACCTGATGCTCACCTACCGTCGCCACGTCAACAAGACCGAACTCAAGGCTGGGTTCAGCACTGTTGCCTACGGTGACATCCCCTTCATCCCGGACCGGGACGCTCTCCCGAACCGACTGATGGGCATCGACAAGAGCGACATCCGCCAGCACTGCATGGGCTCGACGGACTACCGCTTCATCGATGAGGACGGTTCCATCTACCACCGTCTGCCCGACGAGCACGCCTACCAAGCCGCCATGTACCGCCGGTACACCTATGGCGTCTTCTGCCGTGCGCGTCACCTTCTCATCACTGACCTGGACGAGTAGTCCTGATGGGGGCCGGGCCCGGCATGGCTCGGCCCCCTGAACTCTCAACAAAAAGGAAATGCCATGGGCTCTACCAGCCACCGCTCTCTCGCTACCGGAAGCCTCCTTTGGGGCATGGGCTTCAACCCCCAGATCGTCGTCGGGATCAACGACAACGCCTGCTTTACCGCTGAGTACGTTCAGGGGACTAAGAACCTCGTCGTCGGGACCAATGTTGACCTGGACGGGGTCCTGTCAGCTTCGGACTCGAACAACGACAACGCCTACATGCCTGGAGCGACTGCGCTTCAGTTTGAGAGTGAAGGCGGACCGACTCTGACGTTTGACGTGGTCGGTCGAAACCAGTTTGGGGAGTCCGTGTCCGAGACGGTATCGCTCGACGGCAGCACCTCGGTTGTGTACACCAACCACTGCTATTCGTTCGTGGAGTCCGTTGTGCCTACCGTGGTTACTGGGTGGGCCGCTACCAGCGATAAGTTCCGCATCGGTTTCGAGCACAACGACGAAGCTGACTGCCCTTATCCGCTTCCGTTCCGCGTGCGTGATGAGGACCACATCCAGGCCATCAGCCTCGCTGGTAAAACCTTTGACGGGTCCGACATCACCGTGTCCAAGGTCTACAACACGGTCACGGTCAAGAACTCTGCGACGAACATCCAGGACACGGACGGCCTCGGCCTTCGTGTCGCCTCGATCTCTCTCGTCAACGGCGCTGCGGAGACCTACTAATGCCCCTGTCTAAGCAAGGCATTGTCACCAGGCCGTACGCTGGTGGCTCTAGGGGCGGCACGTCCATGCGGAACGTCAAGCGTCACGGATCCTTTCTGTCCGGGATGCGAGAGGTCGTGTGGAGCAGCCTTGTTCCGACTCACAACCAAGTTCTTGGTGACGGGATCAACCTGACATCCATCACTGCTGGCAGCCTGATCTTCGATCGAGACGGCGGTAACCCCCCTAAGGTATGGGCTACGGCTTTCCCGTCAGTTCCGTGCTCTGTCTGCATCGATACGAAAACCGCATCGGCCAACACCGAAGTGACTATCCGCATCGCCGGTTACGACCAGTTCGACCGTCTGGTGGAGGAGGAGATCTCGGTTATTGCAACCGAGAAGACAGCCCTCTCCAGTCACGCCTATAGCGAGCTAATCCAGGCGGAGGTCGTGTCGAAAGGTAGCAGTCACGTCACCGACCTTGACATCAGCGTCTTGGGCGCGTCGAACCACAGCGCACTTAGCGTGAACTGGACAAGTACGGATATCAACGCCTCTTGCCGAATCGGGCTGCCTTTTATTCCGACTGACCCCGGCGCGGTCAAGGCGATCCACATCCATCAGAACGGTGCCGCTGGCTATGTCCGGCGAACCAGCGACAACGTCTGGGAAATGCAGAACGAGAACGGTGGCGTGGCTGACTCGACGGCCTTGACGGACGCAGACATGTACGGCGGGGACATCGGCAACGCCTGCATCCTGCTCCCGGCAAACACCCAGAGTAATGGTCACGCGATGGTGACGATGGTTTTGGACCGAGACCTGATTCGGAACTTCAACTAGATATGGAAGCCCCCTCTATTTCTGCCCGCCACCTGAAGGAACTGGAGCAGAAGTTCCCCCACGCCTTCTACACATGGAGACGTGAGAACGGCTGCTTTGAGGTTTGGTGTGACGAGAGGAGGGGGCTCCCCCCCTACAAGTTCATGGACTGCGCCGGTCCCAGCGGCGAGTACCGTGAGCCCGGAGACTGGGTGATCCGTGCCCTGCACAAGACTGACCCCGACACGGGTGAGTATCAAGTGGGCACGAAGTACGGTCGTCAGAAGTGGCTGCAGAGCCTTGAGGACCGCGACTGGAAGCAGAAGCAGCAGCGTGCCCGCATGGAGAAGGAGAAGCGCCAGCTTCGGAACTCCGCACGCTTTATCAACAGGCACGGTCGTGTCGTTAGTCCTTACGCCACAGTCGAGCCCAAGGCCCGGCACATGAAGAAGACGCTCGGGGGGTGAAGTCGCTAAGGCGACTCATCAGGTCTTTCCTGGGGGGCAAGAAGAGCAGGAAACCAATGGACGACTTCCCCGAAGAATCACAAGAGACAGACGGCAACGGCAAGCCTGTCGTCAAGCACGTAGTCAGGGACTTGGCTGCAGCCGTCAAGATGCGGAAGGTCCAGGCCCAGGCAGATGAGCGTGCTCGCCGGTCTGAGGCTAAGGCTCAAGCTGAGGCCCGAAAGATGGAGGCTCAAGCAGAGCTTGCCCGTATCAAGGCCGACGACCGCAAGCGGCGTCAGGAGCTAAAGGCAGAGATCGTCCGTCTCCGCATCAACACCAGCGCCGTGGAGAAGGCAAAGACCAATATCGCCCTCTCAACTCCAGTTCTGCTAGCCGTCCTGATCGGTGGCTTCATCATGGCCCTGGCCCAGGGGACGATCCCGGAGGAGGCGACTGCTACCTCGTCTGCCCTGCTTACGCTCCTGGTCACTGGCTTGCTTGCCAACCTTCGCTCTGTCGTGACTGGCAAGGAGGAAGAGAACGGCAACGGCAACGGTCATGCTCCGACGCCGAAGAAGCCCGGCCCCGCACCGAAGAAGCCAGGTGAACCCAAGTGAGAGTCTCTCAGCTAATCACTCGTGTTAGAGACCGCCTCGATGAGGCGACAGCCAACATCTACACGGACGTAGAGATCGTCCGGTACCTGGACGAGAGCGTGAACGACATGTTCCGCCTCCAGGTGCAGCATGACGAGAGCTACAACAACTGTGAGCACAACATCACTGCCTCCAGTGACTCTCGGACACTGCACACGGACTACGTGGTGTACGACGTACCCACCTGGGTCCACAAGATCACGAGTGTGCGTGTTCAGTCAACGAGCGGCAGCCGCAGGGAACTGAACATCCCGGCAAGGACTCTGCACAACCGAAGGGGCACCTTCTGGGCGTGGCATGGACCTAACCGGATCATGGTGTACGGGAGCAAGTCAGGTAACGACTTGACGCTTGAGGTGTCTAAGGTCCCCGCCCCTCTGAACGCAGGGACCGTTGGGGCTGCTCCCTCTGGGGTCACCTACACGACTTCGTACTTCACATGGAACCATGCGGTCTCTGCGGAGACCCTGTACGAGGACGTCTACGAAGCCGACTGGTACAAGAATGCCACGTTCGAGTTCACCGGGGCTGGCACCACTACAGAGATTACTGGTCAGGTGGTGACGGTCGCGTCGTCTGAGATCCTCTACCAGGACAGCAAGACAAACACGGCGATCACTTTAGACAAGGCTCTGCCTCGTGCTGTCGCGCAGAACGACACCTGGGAGATGCACGCCGAGATCCCCTCGGCTAGCTCTGGGTACCTGATCGCCCTGGCTGCGAACAAGGCCCTGATCCGCAAGAGCAACTGGGAGGCTATCTCTTCCCTGTCGGCTGATCTTGAGCGTGAGCGGGCCCGGTTCATCGAAGCCGTTACGCCTCGCCAGGACCAAATCCTTCCCTACGCAGGGATGGAGTTCGACCCCGTGTACGAAAAGGATCTCGACAGAGACAACTACTGGTAAGCCATGGCTCACAAAGACAGACCTAACGATTCACACCTGCGTTCCAGGTGCTGCCTCATTGCCGAGATTGACATCAACGCTGCTGCGGTCATCACTCAGTACGCATCCGTATCCCTCCCCGCTGGGGTTACTGGCGTGACCCTTGCCTACGAGATCCATGACGGCGGTTCCTCTGGAACCAATGTCAGCTTTGAGGTCTCTGGCAGGCCCACTGGTGGGACCGCATACCATCAAGTGAAAGACGCTAACACCATTACTCCTGGGATGTACGCCGAGGGCACTGCTGTAGCCAAGTGGGAGGAGTGGAAGGTCAACTACTCCGCCAAGGCTGGCACCTTCGATGCGGGGAGCACTCTCAAGGTCTGGATCATCACCTAGATGCAGCAGAAGCAGAGGATCTCAGTCCGTCCCATCTCGGGAGGGATCAAGGACAGCCGCAACCCTCTGCTTCTGTCTGATGGTGAAAGTCCGTTCTGTGAGAACGTAGAGCTAAACCGCGAGTCTCTGAAAGAGGTCGGCGGGGTAGTCAAGTTCAACAACCAGGCGGCCCCTCCCGGTTGCATCAGGACCGTAGCGCCTGAGGAGCACCAGCCCCTCACCAGCAGGGTGGGCACCACCAACGTCTCCGTGCCGATGCGCGGGTACGTCAACATCCCCTACTCCAGGGAGCAGGACATTGGTGGTCAGGTCCAGCACGGGACCGACAGCTACGACGACTACCGTGGTAGATCGTTCGACCTGAAGGTCAGCTTCAAGATCCCGGATGGGACCAAGCTGTACGGCCCGTCAGGAACTACGGGTCAGAACTACTACGGCAACGGAAACGAGGCCCTGGGCGAGTGCTTCATCATCGCCCAGAAGGGTGGCGACAGGTTCCAGGCTATGTCCTGGGCTCTAGGAGTGGTCAACGTAGGCGACAACGAGGTCTACGACATGATTACTGGTGGGTCGAACTTCGGTGAGTCGAAGTCCACCTACCGCTTGGTGTTCATGTGGCTGGACGCCCCAGAGTTTTCCTTCGCTGACCCTGCGGCCACGAATGTAGACGACGGCAGTCATGAGGGGTTCAAGTATTCCCTGACTGACTCCAGCAGCGCCGCAACCATCTTTGGCACTCTGGCGTACCGCTCGTTCGTGGTAGACCACGCCATTGACGTGGGCACGGAGTACCACGTCAGTCTGTCTCTGGAGATGGACTCTGGAACCGTCGCTGATGCGAACACAGCCTTCAATGACGACGGCAAGATCAAGGTCAACGTAGCTGAGGGGCTTTCCACTGCTCCGAATGAGTACACCTACACGGTCAGTGGTGCGGGCAACTCAGGTTCGGCGTCTGGTCTGCATGTGTGGACGGGCCCCCAGGACAGCCTGAACTACTTTGCCCGCTACGGGGTCAGGTACCAGGGACGCGACGACATGTACCTGGGCCTAGGCCAACGGATGATCCCGTTCATCCCTGGCGGGTCTGTTCCGTTTGGCATGGACGCTTCTCCGCTTGAGCACGGTGGGTTCTCCATGAACACCATTGCGGGCGTCAAGACGTACATGGACGCCAACGTCCCGACTGCTGATGCAGCCGTGCTCGGAACGATTACGAGGGGGTCCGGGGACGGGTTCTTCACGATCTCCAGGCGGATGGTGACCAGCGGCGGGACGACTAACTCGCTGGACGTACTGAAGTCTCCGTTCGGTGTCGCCTCGTACAACTCAAGCGGTCCATCGATCAACTACGGGGCGTGGCAGGGCCAGGGCAAGTCTTCCACGATCTACAACTCTGAGGCTTTGCGCGGCTACCACGTAGTCGAGTCGTCATCCTCTGTAAAGCGGATCTCTACGATCTCTAGCTACAGCGAGAGTGGCTCCGACTACAAGCTCAACTGCTTCGACTTGGATAATGCCAGTGGCACCCTCGGTGCCACTGAGTATTTCATGTACCCGTTCCGTTGGCACCAGCGGGACCTACTGATCGCTGACTTCCGTATCTACGCGAAGCAGGGTGCGTACACGGCTGATCGGGCCAAGTGGGGTCTGCGTTCGTCTATTGACTTGACGGACGACAACGAGCCCAACATCGAAAACCTTGTCGGCTACTGGCCCTTGGATGACGGTGGCGGCGGTGTATGCAAGGACATGGTGGCCGCAAACGACGCCTACCTGGCCCCGATGCAGATGGGTGTCTCCAAGAGGGGCACTCGCGGAGACAACCAGATCTACCTCTCGGGCGAGGGCGAAGCGATCTGCCTGGACCTGTCGGAGAACCCCATCTTCGAGCGTGAGTTCCTGGAGAACCTCCGCAATGACAACATGGGGATCGCTGTCCAGGTCACGATGAAGCTGACCGGGGCAGAGTACAGCGTCCAGCAGGTCCACCCGGACCCAGAGATTGCAGCCGCACCACAGCTTGTTGCCGCATGGGGACCCCCTCTGATCCAGTGGGCAGTGAAAGATGCTGCTGGGTCGGGCATGGCCTCTGACCCGAATCCGATTCTGAACTTCGGCTACATGAGCCGTAGTGCTAACACCGCGAACGACAGGTACCGCAGCCCGCTGGGGTTTGCCTTGGAGGTCGCTGACCAGATGGATCAGTCGGCGCAGTCGATGCACAGCGCCATCGATAACGCTGACCAGTTCGACAAGGACGGTGTGCCCTGGGCCGGTAAGACGATTACCTTCCAGGTCGGCATCCAGCCGGGCTCTAGCGCAGGCACGTTCAAGGCCTACGTCGCTGGCGCTCCTGCGGGCCTGCTGGTTCCAGAGGCGACCCTGAAGGGCAACGACCCGAACGGCGAGTACGTCCTGTACACCAGTGATTTTTCCATTGAGGACAAAGACCTGTCTCGCTCGGTCATCACCATTGGTGGCGGCTGGGAGCCTAGCTCGTACGGATACCTGGGAACGAACGCCCGGATGATCGTAGACGAGGTCAGGGTTTTCGCAGCCCCTGCCCCTGGTGCGCTGCCCGCTGCCTCTGGCGACATTATCAACGACAGGTCTGGGAAGATCCTGGGCAGCCACAGCCTGCCACTGACTGAGCTACGAGAGGAAGACCTGCTTCACGACCTGGGCCTTGGCGTCAGCCAGGTTGACGTGACGGATGGGTCTGCGACGGTCAAGGCCACGTCCAGCCTGGAGTTCTACAAGGGGGACCCCGAGAGCACGGACAAGTCCGTTGAGTCGGCCTACCTTAGGGTTGCCCAGGACAAGCATCTCAAGCGCGAGAAGGACAAGCTTGGCGTTGAGCAGGAGGAGTTCTACCGGATCAAGTCGGTGACCGGCTCCGCATCGTCAACCAGCGGCCAGTCTGAGATCACGCTGCACACTCCGTACGAGGGTCAGTCCCTTACGAACATCAACGCTCAGGCGTTCCGGGTCGTAGGCTACACCTCGTTCGCAGATGGGTTTGAGGAGGTGGGCCTTCCGTCATCGGTGGGCAAGGGATTCGATCCCGGCACAGCCACCGTGGATGACGCCATCCTGTCTACTCCGCTTTGGACTAACCGGGCCCCTGTGACGGGTGACTGGCGCGTGCGCCTGTACTCTCCTCTGTCTGGCATGTCCATTCACGACGTAGCTCCGTCGTGGGAGGGTGGCATTGTCGAGGGTCGCAGGAACCCCATCCGTGGCCTGCACAGCCTCAACGACAAGCTGTATGCCCAGGCTGGCAGCACCGTCTTCGAGGTAGACGACCGCTGGAGAAAGACCACAGACGGGTCAGACACCCTGACGTGGCTAGAGTTCCGATCCCAGGAGGTCGGAGTAGACCGGCTCCATGCGCCTCTGGCTGGCGACCGCCTTGTCTTTACGGACATGGACGAGGTCAACCTCAACACTGCTCAGACAAACCCCAGCACTGATGTGCATCGGACTCGCCTGATCGACTTCGAGGTAGACCTGAACGAGACTCGGGGACTTCAGACGGTCTACCAGTGCGTCAACACGGACACCTACCCTGGACACTCCGCTGCCACTGACAAGTGGGAGATGAACCACTGGGTCAGGTTCCAGGACGGTCTGCCTCAGTTGGTCTTGGGCTGTGACGTAGCGTACGACGGGTCAGGCAACAAGCCCCCCCAGAACTTGTGGGTCGCCTCTGCCGACGCGGTCATCCGTGCAGGGGAGCGCACTCACATCCGATGGATTATTGAGGACGAGACCGGCAGCGATGACCGGTACCTCCAGCCCATCTGCTGCGTCAACGGCAAGAAGGTGGACGTAACCGTCAGTGCAACCCAGCACGGCCTGTCTGGGACCGAGTGGATTAGCTCGGGCTGCGTTGTGCCAACCAGCAACAAGACCTCTGTCCTGGTCGGGTGTGCTGTTGATCTCTACGAAGAGAACACCACGGACACCGCGTTCACGGTCAACGAGATGCGGGGGGACTACCTCACCCCCAAGCATCACTCTGGGTATCTGCATTCCCTGAATGGGAAGCTGAGAAAGCTACGCATCGCAAACGATGCCGACCTGAAGGCTGCCTCAAATACGACCGACGCCAGCTACAACTTCAACTGGCGCAACATCTCCTATGCCTCTCTGGAGAATGACCTTCTCAACTTGGTCCTAGATGAGGGGGTCGGGCACAAGGCCAAGTGTGACGCCACAAGCAAGTACGGCGTCATCTACTCCAAGCCGTTCGTGCCTCTCTACGGAGGCATGGAGAAGCGTGACCAGCAAGCAGCCATGACTGCTGTTGGTGATGCTGTGTACTGCACCAACGGAGGGCGACCTGTCGTCATCGATCAGGACTTCGGTGCCAAGGTCGCTGGTGTGCTGCCTCCCAAGGGAAAGCCTGACGCGGAGATCGAGCGCCTTCCGCTGTGGCAGCTAAACGATGAAACGACTCCGGTAGACAACGACCCGGTCTCCTACCACTACACGACCCGTGGGAACAGCCACCTGCTGTGCCGCCACCACGAGGACATGAACTGGGAGTCGGGTGACGTCTGGGCCTTCAAGTGCTACCTGAAGCCCAACTCCGTACACGGCCGAATCCCGATCTACTCAGGCCGCACGTCACTGGAGAACGGTGGCCCCTTCCTGGAGATCGTGGACGGCAAGTGCCGACTGGGTTGGTACGACACCATCCTCAAGAAGGAGGTGTACGTAGAGACCTCCAATCAGGTGTTCTACCCGGGCTACTGGCACTACGTGTACGTTCGCAAGAACTACCCGGACGGCACCTGGCAGAACCAACTGAACTTCGAGAACGCCAGCGAGTGCAACGACATGATGGTCGTGCGGGTGTTCAACGAGAGTAGCGTCACCGCACTGTCCGAGGAGTGGCGCACCAACATGGTGGAGGATCTGTCGGGGTCTCCCGCAGCCACCAATCAGATGTGTGTGTCCTACACGATGGACTACCGCTATGGCTGGACGGTCAGCGGCAGCACGTCTGGGTTCAAGATCACGATTACTGGAGGGGGTGACGCGGTCGCTAACTACGACGTGTCTATTGCCGCTGGTAGCTACAACGCAGTGACTATGGCTGCCGCCATCCAGACCGGCATACGCGGGTCCGGCGCGGTCGATGCCACTACATGCGTCTGGAACCCTGCTGGCTACTTCGTCATTGACTCCATTGACGGAACAGGCATCACGATTGCTGCCCGTGGGTCTGGCACGGATATGACGACCACCCTGTTCGGGGGGACCACCGACCAGGACACTGAAGCGTCTACTTGGACTGGCGCAGCGGCGGCGAAGATGTCGTTTACTGCGTCCGGCCTGTGCTCTACCAGCACGACTACGTGGGACGGCGACACAGGCGGCGTGGTCGTTGCCAGCCAGGACACCATGGTCGATGACCACTATGGCAAGTATTTCCAGTGGGACACTTCGGTGGACCCTGAGATCTACATCCTCGCCGGTTCGGCATCGAGCAAGACGCAATTCAGCCTTGCGACACTGGCTGGCACTACCCCCGACTTCGGCAATTCTAAATACGACGGCATAGCTGGCGGGATCTTCCACGGGACGGAGTTGGTTGCGTCAGAGGACTTCTTCAACTCGAAGAACCCTGACGGGTATCCGTTCGACATTGAGTTGTTCGGTTCGGAGATGGCTGCGTACCCGATGTCGGGGGTCACCCCCTTCAACGGCAGCTTCGCTTCGTTCGGATGCACGGTCACGACCAAGTCAAGCGGCCACGTCTTTGACGCTGACGATGGGACTGACCAGGCCCGCACGGGTACTGACGCTTTTACGAAGCACCCGGACGACACGGACGGCAACGGTCCGCTGGTGTTCGACAAGTCGGACGGCGACACGTTCGTGGTTGTCCAGAGCACGACGCCCAACGACGAACTGGAAGTGGCGATGGACGCAGAGGCGTCCGACAACGCCGACCCGCTGACGTGGCAGAACTCCAGCAGCATTCAGATGCTCCAGGGGTTCCGTCGGGTGAGGGTGACCTTCTACGACGCAGACCAGAACATCGAGTCCAACCCCGGACCCGAGTTGCTGATCGAGCCTTCGGAGGAGGACAAGACGAACACGTCTGGTGCGGCACGCATCAGGATCAAGGACATCCCCCTGTCTCCCCAGAAGGGGAACATCACCAGGCGGATCTACATGTCGCAGGCTGACGGGGCCAACCTCTACGAGGTGGCAGAGCTTGCGGACAACTCGTCGGACAGCATTGTCATCTACAAGGACGAGCTTGCGATTGGGGCTGGTGCCCCCCTGTCGTTCGACAGGAACGCTCCTCCGAAGTGTGACATCGTCAAGGCTGCTGGCGGGTTCATGTGGTACGGGGGACTGGCGATCCAGCGAAACGGAGCACTGTTCTCCAAGCCGTTCCAGCCTACTGCCGTCCCCTTCTCTAACTTCCTGCTGTTCGATACTGGGGACAACAGCCCGATCACCGGCATTGCGGAGCACTCGGGGCGAGTCCTGGTCTTCAAGCGGGACTCTGTGTACGGGGTCAACGTCACTGCTGCCGGTGCCACGCAGGAGACCATTAGCCGTGGCGCGGGTGCGGTCAACCACAACAGCATCCAGCAGCTAGACGACCGGCTGTACTTCGTTGATGTCCGGGGGATCATGCACATGGCCCCCTTCGGGGAGCCTCAGCGCATCTCCGAGGAGATCGAGGTCTTCCTCAACGAGGACTGGGATGTTGCTCACCAGCAGTTCGTCGTTGGTGGTATCAACCGCAGGCGCAACCAGTACCTGTTCGCCACTAAAGAGGCTACGTCGAACTACCCGGACGTTCGGTATGCCTGCGAGCTACTGGGCGGAGGGTCTGTTCTTCAGCAGGACGTCACCTCTCTCAAGCACCGGTTCTCTAGGTTCCGGGGTCCCAACATCACTGCGCTGGGCACTGTCTGGGATCGCTTCGGTGACAACCAGCAGGTCGTTGCCGGAACGGAAGAGGGCTTCGTTCTGTGGATGGACCGCACTGACACGAAGCTGTCGATGCTTGGTCCTGACGCGAACGTGTGGGGGGCGACTTCGTTGACGCTGACGACTAGCTCTGACGTGGCGTACCTGGAGACCTCGGCGGGTACCATCGACACGGATCTGTCGGGCATGCGGGGTGCCGTCGTCCGGTATCGGACTAGCTCGGCGTCATCGGACGAGTACGAGAGCGTGGTCCTAGGTTCTGTCGGAACGACTCTGATCCTTGATCGTTCCAGGACGGTCGCGGTGACCAGTGGCGACACAGTGATCATGGGAGCTACTCGTCCCCAGTTCAGGACCAAGTGGTTCGACATGGGTGCCCCCGAACTGGGCAAGAAGAGTGTGCTGCTGGACGTGTCCCGGGCTACCGACGGGTCCGGCTCCCTGACGTTCACGACTCACAAGGACTTCAGCGACTCGGCAATCGACACCATCTCCATGTCGATGACGTCTGGCCTGGGCCACGAGAGCACGACCGCCCAGGGTGCTGTTCTGCAGGTCCGGTTCGCGGAGCCCCGTGGCCAGTCGGGTACTGAGTTCGAGATCGTGGATATGGTGTGGAGGGTCCAAGTCACGGATACGTGGTAATGACTAGGTCCCAGGAAGAGCCGCTCCAGAGGGTTGCCCTACTTGTTGAGCAAAACAGGAAGGCCCAGTCGCCAGTAGGCCGAGGGGCTGCCCACCAGGACCGGATCTACTCAGCCTGGCACAGGTCGATCAAGGAGCGGTTTACGCCGGATCAGTTGTCAGCCCTGGGCCTGGGCTGGACGCAGGAGGCCAATGCCCTGCGTGTTCTGGTGGACTCTGGCGAGGTGTCGATGTCGGACGCTTCGGCCTACATGCGCCAGAAGTACCCGTCTCAGTCGTTCGCCTCGGACAGGTTCCAGGACCAGCTAGTAGACGACCGCAGCAGGAGGCTGGCTGACCTGGCGGCTCTGCCCACGGGAGACCCCCGCAGGGTCGAGCAGGAGTCCAACCTGCTGGGTGAGATCGCCGCCCAGGGCCTCCAGGGACGCAACGACTTCGTGAACCCGCAGGACGGGGCGGTGTCCACGAGGGGGGTGTCGATTCCCAAGCTGGGTCCCAGCTACGACCACCGGCAGGTCATGCGGGCGATCAAGTCAACTGCCGATCAGATCAACTCTGGGGTGTCAGACGTGGAGTCTGGGAACGTGCGGCTCCCCGTCAACTCCGTAGATGGGGCCAGCATCACACCGGGCACCATCACGCCCGAGAAGGTCGATCAGGAGTCCTTCAACAAGATGGTCCGGGACATGCCCGGTCCAGAGGAGTCTGTAAGGCTCTCTGTTGCACGCAGGACGGACCTGGACGCAGACGCCACGCCGACTGCCAGCAAGGGAGCCAAGAGGATCTGGCAGGTCACAGACGTGACGTACCCGCCGAACTACCGCCCGAGGCCAGGCCCGATGCGGGTGACGGTTGTAAACAAGGGGATGCAGTTCAACTGCATGTCTATCGACGGGGGTGCCAAGGCGGTATCGGTCAGGTACGGGTTGGTCCTGAAGGGGATTCCTCACTTCCTGGGCCGCATCCCGCAGCAGATCCTTTACGCCGTCTCCTCTGGTTACTCCCCGGGTCAGGTGGAGGCCGTCCACCAGAACGGTACTAGCAGTGTCGGTCCTGACGCCCTGACGTACTCGTCTGGTCAGAACACGATCCTGTACGACTCCCTGACTGCAACGACTGGGCGTGCGTACGAGGACTTCGTGACCAGGGCCCCCGGGTGGCTGGCGGAGCACGGGTCTAGCTCCAACATCAAGCCGTCCAGCACCGATGTGGCTAAGGCTGACGGTGTGAAGTTCATGCTGATCACTGGGACGACCGCCAAGGAGGTGTACTCCCAGTTGAACTCCAAGCAGGTCAACGGGGCCTACATCGGAGGAAACAGCCAGGGCCCTACGGCCAGCCTCCCCCCCGGGCGCGTGATGGAGAGCCCCGCCCCGGCTTGCGGGTCAGTCCAGACTTCAGACGGGAGCAACGAGTTGACCGTCAGGATTCGGACAAGTGGTAGCGAGTCAGCCAAGTGGCGTATCGCCTACCCGTTCTCATACGAGTCCTGCAGCCAGCTTGTTGCTACCAGGACACATTTTTCACTGGTGGTCATGCCTGATTTGGCCCACCAGGATGCAGGAGTCGATACCGTCAGCTTCGATATCAATGACATGTCGAGCAACGGTGTTACAGTTGTTTCGGACAACGACCGAACCGTCGGTGTAGACATAGTGGTGGTGTAAACATGAGCTTCCAGAGTTGGCTGCAAGGTTTCCAGGGGCCCCAGATTGAGGCCGGTCCGTCTCGCATAGGAAGCCCTATGGGGGAAGCGGCTGGGGCCATGTACGACAAGTTCGCCAAGATGACTGGGACCGCCCAGCTACCGGGGTTCGATGGTCAGCCAATGGGGGCGGATTGGTTCACCTCTCCGTCGGCACCTAACGAGCACTACGGCATCAGCAAAGGTGGTGGAGCTGGTGGGTACCAGTCATCCCCGGCTGCCGCATACGTAGAGGGACTCGTGTCGGCTGCCGCCAAGGGCGGGGCAGGCATAGATGTCGATCCTGGCTACTACATGGACCTGCAGCAGCAGTTTGGTGCGGCCAAAGACTTCTACATGTCGCAAGCTGGTCCTGGGGGGATGCTGTCTGACACCTCCATGAACCCCTATGCACGCCAGCTATCTGCACAGCACCAGATGCAGCAGGCACAAGCCCAGAGGGACATGGGCTACGGGATGGCTGCCTCTGGCGCTAACCCGTTCATGGCCCAACACCAGATGCGTGATGCGGCATACGGAGCAAACCAGGCCTACGGTCAGTCTCTTGCCCAGATCGAGGAAGACCTGATGAACCGGCGATTCGCCGCTGGCGAGGGACTGGTCAACCTGAGCGGCGCTCTTGGGTCCGAGATGACCGCCCGCAGGGAAGAGCAGCGCCGATTCGGCCTGGAGCACCTTCAGGCTGACCGCCTCGGGAAGATGAATGCCAGTGCTCAGAAGTCTGCTGGAAGGGCATCCATGTTTGGCGACATTGCCGGGGCCGCTATTGGCGCTCTAGCCTGAAACCCATGGCTCTACAGTTCACACCGGGCACAACCAAGCCCACGCCCTTTCCTTACGAGGCCGTTGCTCGCCAATACGCGAGTATTGCGGATGCCCACTACCAAAGGTACGCGAGCATCGGCAAGGGCATCAGTGCAGGTGCTCAGGCTTACGCCTCGATCAGGAATAAGAAGCAGGCAGAGCAGAAGAAGATAGAAGCGAACCAGTTGCTCTCGCAGATCGGCTTCGACGTCAACAAGTCGATCCAGTACCGCAAGGGCACACGCGGCGAGCTACTCGGTGGTCGCTATGCGTCATATGTTGACGACACCCCCCTAGAGCTAGAGGCTGCTCAGGCTGGTGGCTCACTTGAGGGCATCCCGTTCTCCGAAGAAGCGTTGAAGACGATGAGCAAAGCCGAGATGAATCTTGGCAGGTTTCGCTTCGAAAGGAGGATGGACGAAGAGGGCATCATGGGCCGGTCCGAAAGGGACCGACGCTACAACTACTTGACTACGTCGGTTGAGATGCCTTACGTCCCTGAGAATGTCATCAATGCAGCCAAGGCTAACTGGACGAATGCCGGGCTGCCGCCTGAGCGGCTAGACTCATATCTGACCCAGACGATGGGTTCGACCTCTGTGGACGCCATTGGGAAGCATGGGATCAGCGGCGACCTAAAGGAGGAGTACGCGAAAGAGTTCCCCATGCCAGAGGCGCATGAGCCACACGCTTGGAGTGTGCTGACGGCGCACACCCGGCCTGAGCTTTATGAGGCTCACGTACGGGACTTGCTCGGCAACACCTACGGTCGCGCCTACGACCCTCAATACCTAGACCAGATCACACCAGGTGTGGCCCAAGCCCTTCGAGACAGTGGCAGCCACGACGAGTTCAAGAACTTCCTGTCTGGCCTTCTGACTCGCCCGACGGTGACACGTAGCATTCCGGCGCGTCAGCCAGCCCAGCCTGGGGCTTCGGCCAGGATGCGAAGCTCGGATGTGTTCGGGGGTAGCGACAAGGCCATCAACCTGGACAACGTCAAGGACCTGTCCGCCGGGGAACTGAACACACTCAGGGGGTTCACAGACTCCCTCGAACTCGACCCCCTGCTGAACTTCACTGTAGGTGAGGGTGGCAAAGTCAGGGTTACCAGTGACCAACCCATCGCTGACGATATCCTGGATATGTTCCAGAGGGCGGTGGACGAAGCCGGTGTTCACAACAAAGCCTTCCAGGAGATGTTCTACGGCGAGTACGCAGGCGCACCGTTTGGAGCGTCTGGAAGGACTCGGGTCACGCAGGGCGGACCGATGTACGGGGCAGGCCAGGGCTCCCCGTACGGTGGGATGGAGCCGCAGTTCAACCTAGAGGGCTGGCAGCAAGGCGTCCCGCAGCCGACTAGGACCCAAGACAGCAGGCAGCCCTTTACGCCTAACGCGGCGGCTTCGACTACGTTCGAGCAAGGCGGTTCTGGGCTGGGCGTCATGGGCCAGCCGACCGTAGTGCCGACCGGAGTGCCGCCTGAAGTCGTTGAGGCCCCCGATGTTGATGCTGACGTTGCTGCCGGTCAAAAACTGATCGATCTGGAGTTCGAGTCTGCCAACCTGGATCCTGAAGAGGAACGCGATACTCCGAAATCGAAAAGGGCGTCTAGTCGTCGCGTCAGCGACTATGAGCACGTAGGGGAAGACGAACTGCCGCCTCTGGTTGAAGCCGCATCAAACCTTCGCTGGCCTGAGCGTGGCATTGTCGGCGTGGGGGGCAGAGTGTTGGCAGACTTTGCCCCGATCCTCGGTCGTGCTGCATGGGAAGGCGGCAAGGGGCTCGTTGAGGGATACCGTAGGCTGCCGCGTGTTGCCGAGTATCTCGGAGTCAAACACAAGCCCAAGCTAGACCAGCAGACTACGGACGTGCTTGCCTCTGGTGAGGCCAGCATTGAGGCTGGCAACTTCACTCCCGTCGAGATTGATGGCAAGTGGGAGATGGCGTCCACGGAAGATGGTGGCACGAAATCTCTTGGCATGGGTCGCTTCGACACCGCAGAGCAAGCCAGGGCCGACTTCAGGGAGAAGAGGCATTGGCGTCCCCGGCGTGACACGCTAGCTGGCCTGACCACCGAAGCTGAAGAGTTCCTTCAAGGCCTTGGCATTGAGTCCGGTGGGTTCTTCGACATCATGCACGATGCAGACGTGCGATCCGCTAGAGAGGCTCTTGGCCTGTCTGAGAGGGCGTATGGTCCGCTTCCTCGGGTGCGGAAGAAGAAGTACGACGAGGCAAGAGCTAAACCTGGCGAGGTCATGAAAGCCATGCGCGATGCGAGGCAAGAGGTGGCGACGGCCAAGCGTAACCTTGATGGGGCCAAGCGTAACCTTGATGGCGTGCGTCGTTTGATCGAAAGATCTGAGGGGCTGCCGATTACTGCCCCCGGCAAGGGCATGCAGTCTGAACTGCGTGACGCAGAGCGTGCCTATAAAGCGGCGCAGTCCAGAGCGACTAAGGCGGAGAAAGCTTACTCGGAACTCTACGGTGGCGACCCGGATCGAAAAGTGGATCTGGACTACGTCGCGCCTAGGCCTGCTGCTCCTGACATTCCTGCGTCTCGGATGCAGCCGGACGCATACCCGATGTCTCCAGGCAGGACTGCCGCACTACCGGGCGACGTCGAGAGGGTTTCCTCTGTCCTTATCGATCTCAAGGCGGCGCACTCGAAGCTGGACGCCAAGATCAAGAAGCAGCGACGAGAACGCAAGCGGGTCAGCAAGAGTGACCGAGACAGGCTTCAGCGCCTGGCGGGCCAGATCGAGCTATACCAAAACCAGCTTAGGTAATGACCCTTCTGGCTCAGGACGAGGGCTTCACGTCACATACGGGCTTGGTCTACCCGAAGGGGTGGACTGTACAGAAGCAGGCTGACGCATACCTGAAGGCTTACAAGGGCTGGCAGTATTCTGAGGCCCTGGACGACCCAGAGGCTTCGGCCAAGGCGAGGCAAGCTTTCGGGAATCTGTACGAGGACACCCTGCTGCTAATGGAGCACCCGAACCCTCAGGTTCAGGGGTTCGCAGCGGAGCTACTGGTCAACACCCAGCACGACATCCTACGTCGTGAAGCCGGGGAGGGCCCGATGAGCGGCTCTGTCGCAGGGACGTTCAGGCGGAACACTGGCGCTGCCTTCGACGCGCTGTCTCCTGTTAGCTCCCATACCATCGGGGAGGACTGGGGGGAGAGGTTCGAGGCGGCGCGATCGACTGCGGAGTTCCTGAACGCCGGATACCAGCCCATGACTAAGGGTTGGTTCTCTGGCAGCGAGGACATCAAGGACTCCACTACGACTAAGTGGACCTGGGGCATGCTGGACCCAGACGCTTACTGGATCCCTGAAGAAGTAGCTTCGCAGGACTACTCGTTCGACCGCACTGAGATGCACTACCGCTCTCAGTTGAAGATGGGCGAGAGGCAGGTTACGCCTGACGGTCGAGAGTACGTTGTAACCAACAAGGGTAACGTCGAGATCCCGACGCACGTTACTGGACGCGACGGAGTCTCGTACAGCATCCAGGACAAGGCGAACGCCATCAAGTTCGCCCAGGCTGGCGTCAACCCCGAGGGCCCGGGGTCGATCATCGGGGACCGAGGCATCATTGGTTCTCTGTGGTACGACTATGGGTCCGACATGGTGGAGGGGGTCCACCGTGACATCACTTTTCCTGGTGGTGAGCAGTGGCCGTTCGTTCCCAACATTACGGGCGACTTCGAGCTAGACAGAGCCAACCTAGACAACCCTGCGTACCGCAGAGCCCTGCAAGACGCTGCGGGTGACGCTACGTTTGGAGCCCGTGCGAGCCTTGCGGGCGGAGCCATGCTTCAAGAGCTTGGCGAGTACGTCGGCGTAGCTGGCATCGTCAGCAAGGTCGGCAAGGGTGCTAAGGCACTCTTTGTTGGAGGCCGCAGCGCCGACATGGCCCGCAAGGCGAGGTCCATGTCAAAGGACCGGCTGGGCAAGCCTGCGGTGGCTGGCGCTCAGGCTGCGACGGCTGCTGGCCGTACTCACTGGAAGAACGGCATTCCAGAGTTTGCGAAGTGGAGTGCCCGGGACGCAGTCAACGAGGTTGCGCTCGGCATTGGTCAGTCGATGGCCGAGGGCGGCACGGTGACGGAGGGCGTCATCAAGGGCACTAACGAGATCATCGTTGAAGGTGTCGCCAAGGCGCTTGGGACCGGGGTTCGCACTCCAGCTACTTGGCTTGGTGGTCGGATTCTTGGCGCTCGGGTTCGTGACATGCGTGAGCGTGCTCGCATCAGTCGTGACGATACGATGGGTGCGGCCCAGGCACGCATCGACTTCAAGACCAGCGGTGACCTCAAAGAACTATCGGACGAGATCCAGAAGATCGTCCACGACAGGGCTGTCGTGGAGTGGGCCAAGGCCGTCTACGACACGTCGTTTATGTCTTTGGGACTGGCGTCTCAACAGGTCGCCATGGAGCAGGCGTACCGAGAGGGAGTTGACTGGCAGTCGCTGACCATCGGTGAGAAGGCTTCCAGGATCTTTGGTGCGGTCAACGACTCGTACCCGGAAGCTCTCGGCAACTGGATGGCGATGATGGCCGGGGCGTCTCCGGGGATGGCCCAGCAGTTTGGATCCATCAAGGGGTACTACCGGTACCAAACGGATGATGGGGCGCAGTTGCAAGCCTTGCTGGGGACGGTGACTCAGTTGGGTGAGGACCGCTGGGCTGACATGACCCAGGAGGACATGCACTCCTGGGTATTGGGGTACGGGAGGATGTCCGATGCGGCCCTGGATGAAGTCCTTCAGCAGTCGCTGGATCCAGAATCAGGCGTGACTGAGGATGCCCCTAGCCCGACGGACCTTAGCCCGGTCGTTCAAGAGCTAGCAGTCATTCTGTCTGCGACAGAAGGCCTGGCTCCGACTGAGGCTGTCCAGCTTGCGATTGAAAAGCTGGGTGAGGCAGGAGCCCTAGCCAACCGTGGCCGTCTACAGGAGTTCCAGCAAACGGAACTGACGGCCTTGAGGGCCAACTACAACCCGGACGCTGACCCTCACGAAGTGGTGCCCATCAGTGCTTCGTTCGGCACCCGCTTCCTGGACCCTGAGACGGGTCGAGCCGTAGCTACAGAGCAGTACCAAGGTCAGCTACCTGACAACTTCAGGAACGTAGCGACGTTCATGGGCTGGATTGACGAGGACGGGGTCCTCGGTGGTCAGGGCAAGTGGCTGCATCAGGCTCTCCTGCATGGCGACGACACCGCTAAGAGGATCATGGCTGAGGCCACTGACCTGTATGTCGGCGTCGAGAGCCCCCAGGAAGTGGCTCGCAAGGAATCGAACATCGGCCACCTGATGGCTGGCGTCCGCGACAAGGTTCAGGAGATCCAAAGCGGTCGCACTGCGCTAGAGACAGACCCCAAGCAGAAAACTGAGGGGTACCTGAAGGACACTCTGTCTCGCTTGATGCACCGAGTCGGGTCAGCGGCCAAGTCCAAGATGAAGCAGAAGTCTTGGCTGCGACCGTTTAGGGAAGCGATGGACGGGGCTCCTGCCTTCATTGCCATCCCTGCGATCAAGAAGAAGCTCAAGGCCCTTCTGCCGGGCAAGCAGAAGAAGGGGTGGGACAACATCCCCAGGGATGAGTTTGGTGGCAAGACTGCTAACGAGATGGCTGATGCCGTCTACAGCAAGCTGTCCAGATACAAGAGAACGGGTACGACGAAGGCGACCAGGATGATCCTGGACGTTGACTGGCTGCTGAGTCAGATGCCCAGTGGGTGGAACCCTGAGGGCTTGGACGTAGCGCACGCCAGGTATCTTTCTGAGCCTGGCGAGCAGTCAGCGGTAGTAGACCCTGACCTCGTTGACGAGGGCCGCATCAAGTCTCTTTGGGCCCGCAGGCCCAGGAAAGAAGGCCAGACATCCGGTCGCCTGAAGAAGGTTCCGGGTGGTTGGGTCCACACGATCCCTGGCAAGAACCCGACCACTGAAGACGGTGTCACTACCTGGGCCGTCGAGCCCATTGAGGGCGACTTCGTCATCGACAGCATCGAGACTCTCCGGGCGTACTCCATCGCACTGGGTGTCATGTCCCGCATCCACCCCAACAAGGACAGCGCAGACATCGTTCGCTACGCCCAGCGGATGATCCGTGATCGCATGGAGGCCTGGGAGGTTCTTGCCCGGGGGGCAGCTAGTCGTTCGGCGCAGTATCGACGGGAGGCACTCGATCTAGTCAGAGAGCTAGACACCCTGAACGACTTGCCGGACAGAGGGCACGAGGTGGAGGGTCTGCTGTCTGCTATTGCTCGTGGCGAGCCAACGATTCAGAAGCTTTTCGAGGCCAGGTGGGGCGAGAAGGGCGCTCAGAAGTTTGAGCAGGCGAAGATCAAGGCCAACCAAGCGGTGAAGTCCGCGCAAGAGGCAGCCTTGATGCTGACGTCTCAGACACCTCGGATCCACGCACGCTTGCGTGTTGCGATCCTGGTTAGCGAGGCGTTGCAGAACCAAGTGGAGATGCCTCAGTGGTTGCTGAACCAGGCAACCCAGATGAAGCTACTGGATGTCACTGCCGATGGCGGCTACCAGTTGCGAACAGGATCACTTGAAGCCATCCGTGCGGACATCCAGGTGTTCTCTCGCTTGGCTGAGATCCCGGACGATGTAGCGGGTGCTATGAGCGCGTGGTCGTACACGGATCACGCAGTCCCTGTTCCCTTGCTGGAACGGGCCATGGATTCGATTCCGGGTGCTCGTGGTGGCACTACGCAGAGTCGGTGGGAGAGCTTCATCGATGCGATCAACCCGCTCAAGTGGCCGGACCCGATGTGGGCCTGGATCCCCAAGGCGATCAAGAACCCCATCATTGCGTCGGTCAACAGGATCGGTGGACTTCACTCTCCGTTCCGCAGCGAGCAAGCACTTGAAGGTGTAGGCGAAGGCATCAAGGCTGAGGAGAGATCTAGCTCTGACATGCTGGATGTCCGGGAAGCTGTCGTGAGGATGACCCGGGACATGGAGGAGTACCTCGCCCGGCCTGGAGTGACCCGAGACCACGCTCGCCTGCTGACGAAGATGATCCACAAGGGCGTCTTCCGCATGGTGACGGACAGGGCTGAGTTCATCCGTAGGTTCGAAGGGCTGGTAGGTGACGGGGCGGGTGCCTTGCACGACATCGCCATGCAGTACGTCACTGCATCGGATCTACTGGGCCAGAAGCTCGTTGACCTGGGCATGATGGATCAGGCCCAGTACGACAGGTGGAAGGGTGGCTACATCTACCAGCCACGACTGTCGAAGGACGAGATCAGCCAGAGGCTGAAAGAGCACAGCGGTACGTCGGTTACTCCGATCAAGACCAGTCAGTTGCTGTCTAGGACGGAGGAGCCCAGCGATGCCTTGTCACTGATGGACTTCACTGCCATCGCCCCACTGGGGCTGATGCGTGAGGCTGCCAACGTGCGGATGGCTCAGATGTTCTACTCGATCGCCAGGGACGGCTCTCGCACGCTGGTTCGTGCGGACAGTCTGGACCCGGACGTTCTTGCTAGAGACTACGTGGTCTTCGCAGACCCCGACTCTGACAACTATGTGACAAGGGGCATGTGGTACTACCTGAACCAGATGCGGATGTCCCTGGACCCGGTCACTGATGACAAGGGGGCCCCGATCCCTGACGGCAGCAAGATCAGAGAGCTACGGGCGAAGCTGGGCTTGGCCGAGGGCGTCTGGACGGGCAGGGGGGTCAGCGACCCCAAGAGCCCCTGGTTTGAGAACACAACGGTCGGTGGCAGCAAGCGGGCCGTGATGCCCGACGGGACCGTAAAGACGGTGGAGTCTCACGGTGGGGCCTTCCCGCGCAATGGGAAGATGGACAGGATGTTGGATGACCTGCTGTCATACGACACCGACCACTACATGGAGACTCTGTCGGCCAGCGGCAACACGACAGGGGAGATCCGCCCTACGTGGGTCATCGATACGAACACTCACGAGATGCTCCACAACATGTTGAACGACATGTACCGGGACAGCTCAGTGATGCAGCAGTCTGTACACGAGACCATCGCCATCTTCCGGCGGATGAAGACGTTGTACAGCCCCAAGCACTGGATCAAGAACTTCATTAGCAGTCCGATCTTGAACTGGACGTCAGGTGGCGTTGGCCTGCTGGACTTTGCTCGTGGCTTTGTTTTCAAGTCGGGGGACTACTACGAGTCGAACCGCCTTCTTGCTCTGTGGTCGGAGAGCTACAACCCGGAGCGACTGGCTGCGTTCAATGGTGACCGCAATGCCATGATTCGAAGCTGGACCCCGAGGCAGCGCGGGGACCTGGCCACGGTCGAGGAGTACCTCAGCCTGTCTGGTGGCGCTACTGCTACGGGGGCGATCCTGGACCCCCTGACCGTCGAGAACCTGACCGACGGTCTGCTGAACGGAGAGGTCCGGGTAGAGGACTTGGTTTCTGGCAACCAAGCAGACAAGCACTTCGGTTACCTCGCCAAGCAGCTACAGAGGTTCGCTGGTAACCGGACGCTGGCTGCCAGGGCTCAGGACAAGATGTTTGACTCGGGTCAGCGTCGTGAGATCGCCAAGGCACTGCACTCAGTTTCTTCGGAGTACGCAACTACAGAGCACTTCTTCAAGCTGGCGAACGCCCTGCACCATGCGAGGAAGCGCAACATGCCCTGGCCCGATGCTGTCCGCTACGGTGCCAAGGGAACTGCTGACTACGCGGGTGTGGGCCAGCCGTTGAAGGAGTGGACGACGAACTGGCGCGGCGTGTGGGACCGGCCTGAGGCCCCTTGGTTCCAGAAGGAGAAGGGGCAGGAGGCTTGGTGGAGCAAGGAACGGCTTGGCATTCCGTTCGCTCGCTTCTACTTCGGAAACGTCTTCTGGATGTTCAACGCTGGGGCGCTACCGGCGCAGGTGCGGGGGGCGTTCACGCACCCTATGCGCGCAGCTTCTGCTACGGCGTTTGCTGCTAGTGCGGCCTACGCCCTCCAGAAGGCACTAGGCAACGACGACGAGGACGAGAAGGTTCGGGAGGCCCTGCACGAGGTGCATGGCATGGAGTCGTGGGCTGCCCTGGGCGAGGACGAGCTTCGGGAGATCCTGAACGAGCTTCGTGTGTTGATGGGTGGCGACAAGCAAGTGTCGTTCGCTGGTGGTGAGTACACGGATGACGTCGTGTCTGTGCTCGCTAGGCTGCTGTCCACTCAGCCGTTCCGTGGTGTCTCTGCTCCTAAGGGTGGGCGCTCCAGGGTGTTCAGCACGGAGGAACTGGCCCCGATGTCTGTGCGGGTGGCTATGAACGCCACGAACGGCATCGCATCTTTGAGCCAGGGGCACTTCCCGCGTGGCTCGGAGATGAAGTCTTGGATGCAGGGCTTCTTGCCTGCCTCGATCAAGGGGACCATTGGTTGGTACCAGGACTTGGTTGATCGCAGGAAGGGCGAGACCCTGAGCGAGCAGGCTGTGCGTGGAGCTATGGGGGCTGGGCGTCAGTTCGGTGCCATGTTCCACCCAGTGGCGATCCTGGGTGCCCCGGAACTGATCAAGGTCTACGAGGCGATGAACGGTCGTTCGATCTACGACATGGCCCGTGGCATCAGGACGCCGGACTGGGAGAACACTTCGATTGGCACCCGCATGCTTGATGTGGGCATCAGCCAGGTGTTCCCGACCAAAACTGTCTACGCATTCCCAGCCGAGGTGGACACCCGTGAGTTTCTGTTGGCGAGCCGGGTGCTGGAGAACCTGCTGCCGGATCTCAAGACTCAGGTGGAGGGCACTCCCGAGGAACGCTTGCTCGCAAGGGCGATGCGTAACTCGATGGAGCAGATGATCAAGAATGCCAGAGACGCATACGAGGATCACTTCACGTACACGACTGCTCTTGGCGAAGGCGTGGCTGTCACCTTCGACCAGTTGTTGGTCTCCAGGTTCGACGTGACCAAGGACTTTGAGTACACCCCGATGGGGGAGCCCTATATCACGAACTTTCCTGTGACCGATACTGGTCGTTTTATCCGTGGTGCCCAAGCTGAAGATCCCATGTATGGATGGATGGTCCAACAGGCCAGCACCAAGATGATTCGGGACTACATCTTCAGGGACAAGAGGTACTACACCCTGCTTGAGATGGGTCGCAGGCGTATGCTGGATCCGTCCACCTTCGAGCTTGTTTTCAGGGGCATGATGGATGGCTCGAATAGTGATGTGCTCAAGCTGATCCACAATAGGGTGGTAAAGCAGAAGGACACGACTAACTTCAAGGCCTTGTACCGTGTGTTCAACACAATCCCCGCAGATCAGGTGAGGGGTGTTCTGGGCCAGAGGTACGCTAGGGAGCTATACGAAGTGTTTGCTGCCAATGGCATGTTTGAGGATGTGACGGCTCCGAACATGCAGGATCTCGACTGGGTGTTTGGCTCCAAGAAGTGGAGCCTGCAGCCCCATCAAACCGTTTGGAACATGGGACTACCGAGAGGTAACAACTGATGGCAGAAGCTAAGAAGAAAACGAGCAAGAAGAAGGCCACCAAGAAGAAGGCAGCAGCCAAGGCTGAAGAGCCGGTGGCTAAGGAGCCCGGTGCCTACCGGGTCCGGTACAACTCCAAGGATGCAGAGCGCCGTCGGCGCATCCGGGAAGGACTCTGATGCCTAAGAAGCGAGATGGTCGTGGTCGCATGCGCGACTACAAGGAGGAGTACGAGCGCGACCACTCTTCGGCAGAGGACAGGCGGAACCGGTCCGCCAGGAACAAGGCTCGCCGCAGGGCAGGCCTAAAGGTGGGAGACCCTCGGGAGGTCGATCACAAGCACCCTCTTAAGCGGGGTGGGACAAACGGCAGAAGTAACACGCGGGTGGTTTCCCGGAGGACCAACCGCACGAAAGGATCAAGATCGAAATGAGCTACAAAGCTAAGAGCGGTAAGAGCACGATTGGCACCACCCACGCTACTGGCAAACTGACGCCCGTGGCCTCCCTCGGTAGCAAGCAACTCACTAACGGTGAGCGCATGCCGGTGAAGACCACGGGCGGTGGTGTCGGCTTCCCCAAGGGGAAGAAGTAGCTACTGGCTCCTGTGCTCTAGCCAGCAGAGGTGGTTCTGGAACATCTCCAGGAACACTTCAAGGCGCATTAGGACGATGGGCTCTTGCCTGTCAATGGCAGCGATTGCGATGGGGACATCACCTTCAGAGCAATCCCTCTCTGCCTGCTCAAGGGCCCCCTTTAGGGGGGGCCTTTTTCCTTTCTTGCATTCGAAGTGGTACGGCAAGTCCTCCGTGTAGACATCAGCGCCTTCGGCCCCACCTGCGCGAGCCTGCAGCCCACGCTTCCACTTCTTCCCTGTTAGCTCGGTCAGGGTTCTGGCCATTTGACGCTCGAAATCGTGTCCCTTCCTTCTGCTAGATCGTCCGGACACGCTTCGTCCTCATGGTGCGGTATTCCTTCGGTTCTACCGTGTACCCGGCCCTTCGTGTCATCCGGTACGTGACCCTCAAAAGGCCATCCGAAGTATGACCAAGAGAAGAGTTCCCCATCATCAGCTTCAGGTTGTTCTTGCATGCTGTCTGCTTCTTCTCAAGTTCCCTGATCTGCTCTCGCAGCGGCTTGATCTTCTCTGACAGAAGATCGATTGCGTCCATTTGGGACATGGCGAGTGCTGGTAGCGTCACTGGCTCTGCGGATTCGTCGCCTGGAAATAGCTGACTCAGCAGTAGTGCCTCGCTGTGTACCCCAGCCGCTTCCGGCATCACGTCCTGCTGCACGTTTACATTCCAGAACTCGCCAGCCTTCTCGATGATACTTGCGATGATGGAGTCATCCCTGGGCACATCGAAGATCTTGAGTTCCTGCCCTCCGATCAGGACGGCAAAGCTAGCCCACGCGAGTCCAGTCACAAGCATGTAGTGCTGTGCCTGAAGCATGTAGTAGGGAGGGGGCCCGTGGGACCAGTCACCCTTCTTGAAGGAGTTTGTTGTCTTGATCTCTAGGATCCCGACCCCACCAAAACCTTCATCATCTTCTGGGGTCCATGGCAGTGGCTGGTAACCACTGATGAGACCGTCCGGCGTAGCCAGAGCCCAGGGGTGTTCCTTGCTTCGGAACATGATCATGGACTGACTGTTGTGGTCTACCTCGACCAAGTCTGAGATGTCTTGGTCGAAGGCTTCCACAAAGTTGGCGGGCACCCTCAGTGTCCTCTCCCAGTAGGCTTCCATGATGGGGGCCTCCAGTCGGTTCCCCCACTCAACAAACTCCTTGTGGTCGAGGCTTTCCCGTTGCTGCCTCCCTGTCTTTTCCGCCCACAGTGTTAGTGCGGAACTCCAGGGTGAGAGCCCGAAGATGGCAGCGATGTCGCTTCCACCCAGGCCTTGGTTTCTTGCTTCTAACCAGTTGGACATTAGGAGTTCAGGAAGTCGTCAGAAGAGGAACCGGCACCCCAGATCTCTTCAGCGGAGGCCTCAACATTGCTATCGTCTGAGGCCGCAGAGGCATCACCGGTCATGAACCATGTCATGAGGGTCTCTGCAATCTCCATGGCCTTGAAGGGGCGTTCGCCCTTGTTCCGCTTCTCGGCAGCCATAGTGGAGAGCCACTTGATGTAGTTTCTCTCTTCAGACCCGTCAGGCAGCAGGGCAATTTCACCCCATGTGTAGTCCTTGATGGGTCGGCCAGACTTCATGAGCTTCTTACCGAAGTTCACAGTCTGGTTCGGGTCTACCCCTGCGGGGAAGTTTGCAGGAACAGGCATCGCCGCTGCTGGCTTGGGCGGAGTGAACGGATCATCCGGGGCTCCAGATGCCGGGTGCGCTGCAGGCGCAGGTTGAGGCGCAGAGGCTTTCGGGGGCTCCACCGTGGCCTGCCCCATCATGGCGGGGTCAGACACGAAGCCATCTACATACCATTGCGGGATCGAGGGCACTTCTTCGATGACCCAGGTCCTCCCGAGCTTCTTTACTCCAGTCCAGATCTGGGGGAAGTTGTAGAGGGCTCGCCCGATGCCCCAGGCAACTGCAGCACGCTTGAAGGCGTCAGACATACCCCCTTTGACCTGCTCCATGGCCGTCTGCTCTGCACCGTCCGACTTGGTGACCCATCCGTTCTCAGTGTTGATGGAGAGACGGCACGTCCAGGCATGGGACTCGATGGCGATCTTCTTACCGCTGGACTGGTCGTGCTTGTAGACCGTGTAAGGCTGGCAAGCGTACTCCAGGGACCAGTTCTCAGGTCCCACGACTGAGTCGAGTCTCTCCTGCACGGCCCGTGCGTCAATGTAGGCGAGCGCCAGCCCACGAGCATGCTGGGCGTTTACAGAGCCAACCCGGAACTGGATGTAGGCAGGGTCGATGGGTGCGCGTAGGTCGGTCAGTTGTTCTCTGGTTGCGGGCATTTGATTTCTCTTGTGGTGATGGTGTCTTGCCCAGGTTCGTTCCTGGACATCTCGATTACACGACCCGATGTGGTTCGGATCGAGGTCATGGCGAGCCAAGGGTGGCTGATTAGCTGCAGGATTGCCCTGCCGATGGATTCTTCAAGGGAGCCCTCAGGTTCTGTGGACCTGAAGTCGTTCGCTAGGTGCCCTGTCGTGGACATCCATTGTTTCTCGAAGATGTTCGGGAAGTCCTTTTCTATATCGTTGGACATGTGCCTGTCTTACACCGTAGGGATGTAGTTGTCAACTCGTAGACGCTGTAGTTTGGTGGACTTGTGGTGCCGTTGTGGTGCCGTAGCTGGTTTCCTTTCGCTGGAGTAACTATGGAAAAGTCGAAGCCCGTGATCTCTCCCGGGAGCATGCTCAACAGCAGCGAGGGTCTGCTGTCTACGGGAGCACTTGCTGCCCTCACCTCTGCCCTTAGCACTGCCGACGACTGGCGCATCCAGATCGCTGCTGCCGCTGGCATCAGTGTCCTGGCGTCCGTCTATGTCTTTAGTAGGGCCATGGCTAAGAAGGGTGGAACCGATGAGGCCTAAGGTGGTGGCTTCCCTTACGGGTGTCTGGTATCTGCTGGCGTGCATGGGCCTCTTGTTTCTCTCCTCGTGTAGCATGCTCGATAAAGAGGTCCCCGTTTTTGACGAGGTCACAGGTGAGCAGGTAGGCACCACCACCCTGGGCGACGTCATTGCCGATACCGGCGAGACAGCCGGGGATATGGCTGGCGGCTTGGTCGGTATGCTGACCGGGAATCCGATCCTGGGCGGAGGAGCGGCGGCCCTGGCAGGCGGATTGTTCGCCGGGGCTAGGCGTAAGAAGAAGCTAGGTCAGGTAGAGGAAGACCCTGCCAGCTAGTACCCTAGACGCTGGCGTCTTGTGATAGGGACGTGAGTGTTGATGCTCGGGCCCTGTTCAAAGCGGGGCCCGAGTTTTATAGTTAGGGAGCCTGGTCGCCAGAACGGAATTGCCATGCCGCTTTTCTTTTCAACTTCTACCGGGCCCGCACCTCTTGGTCCGTGGGGCTAGGCAAAAGGCCGCTACGATGCGTAGCGGCCTTTTTCGTTGAAGTGAGACATGTACTCTTTGACCTCTGTGAGGCTTTCGAAGTGTTCTATGTCGCAGGTTCCTTCCCGTACGACCTTCCACCCGTCCCTTCTCTTACGTATGAGAGTTCGCCCTGAGCCTGCTAGTTTGCATGCTACTGCTATGGCTTCGGGGCTTGCGTTGTCGCTGTTGGGCAGGATGACTTCTTGTTTCTCACACATGACGGCCTTAGCTCAATAACCAGATTATGAGCAGGGCCATGATGATGCTGTAGAGGCAGGAGAAGGTGAGGACTCTTGGCCCTGCTAGTCGCTCTTGTGTGTTGTTGTTGTCCTGCATCTTACAGCCAGTAGATGGCTGCTCCTACTGCTATGGTGTAGACGACCACTAGTAATAGGCAGGAGGTGTTACAGCCATACTTGTTGCTGGGTCCGTGGGTGTGGTCCATTACTTTGGTCTACCCGTTGTCTGGGTGATTTGCGTATGCGTTTAGCATTTTCAAGATCCCCATCTGGGTGTTTTGGAATTCGATGGACTGGGCCCGGTCTCCGTTTTGGATCCATACCCGTTTCTGCCGTAGGGGTATTGTCTTGTTCATCTCGTTCCAAGCCTTCTCGGCCTCTTGTCGTGATGTGAAGTATTGGTGGCCAATACTCTCATCATCCTCCAAGCGGTAGTGGTTGCGGTAGAATTTCATTCACAGCCCCTTGTCTACCTCGTCGGCTAGTCGTCCCACTCTCTCTGCAATTACTTTGCTGAGGGCCTCGGCTTGTTCAAGTGTGAATTGCAGTTGAGTGAGCCGCGCTGGTACTACCTTGGTGTAATTGCATTCTGTGCAGCAGTGACCTTCCAGGAGCCGTTCGGGTACTTCTTTCCCTGCGCGTTCTTGGGAGGCTCGGTATTCTGCGCTGGTGAGTGGGTCTGAGTTGTGACCTTTTGCGTAGTCGTTTTCTATGGGGATTTCTGTCCCGCATAGACAGCAGTTATAGGGTTGTAGTGTTCGGGGTAGTTGCGGTTCTTGCATTAGTATTCGTCTGGTAGTAGTAGTACCTTGTTACTGACCCAGATCTCGAAGGGCAGTAGCTCGCGTGGAAAGTCGCTGTACTCGATTTCCTGCTTGGCTAGTGTTACGGGGCCGGAGCCTTTGTCTCCGTCTGTGCAGGTCAGCAATACACCTTCGTCGCCAGTGTCTTTTGGCTGGAGACTGCTTAGTGTCCAGAACTGGCTGTATTCGATGTGTACCGAGCCAGTTGCTTGGTGCGATAGTATCGCATCTACTAGCCAGAAGCAGTTTGCGGCTTCACATACAGCTAGGACACCATCGGTCATGACGTAGTCTGTCAGCATCGTCTGCCAGTAGTTCTGCGTCCCCATTCTCGAATAGGCTTTGATGTCCTGTACTCTGTTATAGATATCAGGCTGTTCGATGCTTGGATCCTGTGTTGAAGGGGCCGGGACGTAGGGGGGAGTGCTTCTGAGGGGGGCTCGACCGAAGCACTTACGTCCCGGCCTGGTTGCGGCTGTTGTTTTGGGAGAGGGTTTTGTATCGGGCAGCTTGCTGCTCCGCTCTGAGTTCTTTGTAGAAGGCTGCTATTTCCCTGCCTTTGCTGGTCATCATCTCAGGGTTGCTGTTGCGCCTGTTGTAGTGTTTGGGGTGGTCTACCGGAGGCTTTCGTTGGTCCCATGGAGTGAAGCCGGATACCTCCAAGAAGGTCCGGCCTAGGTTGATCCCCTGTACGTTGGTGAACTTGAAGTTCATCTTGTCTGCGACATCTCGGGCGGTGTATCCCTCTGTGAGCATCTGCACGATGAGCTTTACTTGCCCGTGTGTGAAGCGGGTGTATCCGCGACGATCGGGGGGGGTGTACTTGTTCTTGCGTTTTGTCGCTGCCCCCCCTGCTTTCTCCATGGTGTCGGGCTCTAGTGGGTCGCCTTGTGATGTCGGCGTTACTTGTGCGTACTTAGTTGTCGTTGTTGGGTTGGGTGTTTCTACCTCTGGCTTCCCCTGCATGAGGGCTAGGATCCGGTCGGGTAGATCAGGCTGCTTTGCAGGGTCCCACTCAGCTTCTTGTCGTAGCTGCCCCGGAACTTCAAAGATGATTTTGAATTTCATGTTTTGCGGTGAACTGCGAAAGCGAGCGAGCCGCCGGAAGGCGGCTCGTTCAGCCTAAAAACCTCTAACTTGCTCAATCGCGGAAACGTCACCAGTCACGTTGACGACGAGCATCCCGTCATAGTCAAGGCGGGCCACCTCCCAAGAGATATCTCTTAGAAGTGGGGAACCGAAAGCGCACTCTGCCAAAAAGGCCAGCGCACCTTTCAGGTCCTTGTCAATAAACTCGGCAGGGTGAATGCGAGTCTCGCGGGTTTCGTACATGTCTTCTCCTGACGTGATAGGGCTTGAGGTTTACGTGAAGGGTTCTCGTTGTAAGGTGATCGGCCTTGGTGCGTCCACCAGGCCGATCTGTTCCGCTGTGCTGATGCACTCCGAAGTTAGCTAGTTTCGGTGGCGCTGATGAGATGGGCTCATCTGCTGCCCCATGCTGGTAACACAACTAAAAACCCAGCATGTTTGCGTGCATCACCAAAGGAGCGGAACAATCCCTTGGCGCATACCCTGCTTCTTGAGGGTGATGTGAAGGCCTTATTGAAGCAGGGCTTGATAGGGCACCCCCCTGCATGAACTTCAGGAGGGTGCTGCTTGCGTTGCGGGGGAGACTGAGGAACACCCCTACCTCACACGAGGCACACAAGCAGGGATGCGTTCAGGATGGGTCGTATTATCCCGTTCTGAACTCATCCCTGTAGTTAGGTTGGGGAGGGGCCCCAGGTGTGACCTTCCAGACTTACCCCTCCCCCCCTCTCTCTACTATGTACCCCTACATGGCTTATTGAGAGAGGGTTTACTTATAGAGTGACACCCACTTCTGCGGCGTATTTTTGGAGGTACTCTAGCCATTGGGAATCCGCAGTCTCTTCTAGGTGCTCGTACCAGTAGGTTCCTAGATTGTGCTCCATGATTGCCACAATCGTATCGAAGAAGTCATCAGCGGAGGGTTGCTCCTCCATGAGGATGCGGAGTTGGCGGAAGATCCGCATTTGGGATAGATTTAGGTCTCTTTCAGTGTCTAGCGACATTGTCTATGTGTGTGGTTTTCTGGGGTGTGGATACTAGCCCCCGCCCGCCTTGCGACGAGCGGGGGCACCTTCACATCATTAGCAGTAATAGGAGTAGGGCCCAGAAGGCCCAGTCCGTCCATCTAGGTTTCTGCTTCCTCATTCTCGGAAGCACGCGGACTTAGTTATTAGTCCCTGGTGTCTCCCGTGATGGGTGCTGTGATGATTTCGTGGGTCTTGCGACCTGCGAGAGAGGCAAAGGCTGTGGTGACGTTGCGAACGATAGTCTCTACGTCTTGCTCTTCTGCAGAGAGTTCCTCTTTGGGCTCCAGCAGTCTCAGGTGTTCTTCGAGGCTGTTGGCTGCGATCTTGAGGGATTCCGCATCGATAGTGGAGGTGCACTTGTTGGTGATGTTCACCAGCTTGGCACGACGGACGCATTCTGCGATGGATGCAGGGATGCGGCCTTGTAGGATTTGTCCGACCTCCGTGATGTCTTCGGTCGGTTCAAGGTCGTCTCCTGCGTACTTCCTTACCAGTCGCTCTACGGTTTCTGAGTCGGGGGCTGGGAACTCAAGGATGAGGTCCATGCGTCCTTGTCGTAGAACTGCAGGGTTGATCCGGTCGAGGTGGTTGGTGGTCATGATGGTCATGACCTCGCACCCTTTGCTAGTCAAGCCATCGAGTTCGTTGATGATCTCGTTGGCTTTCTCGTCTCGGTTGTCTAGGAACTGATCCACATCCTCACAGAAGACTACGGCTGGCTCGTAGCGGCGGGCGAGCTTGCTGATTGTCAGCATGTTCTTGGGGTTGTCTACGTAGAAGAACGTCCAGCCGTTCTGGTTGGCTTTGTTCGCAGCGACCATGGCACATAGCGTTTTGCCCGTGCCGTAGGAGCCGTGGAGCAGGGAGCCTCGGTTTAGGGTGATGCCGAAGCCCCTGCAGGTGTCAGCGTTTTCGATGGGCCCGAGGATGAGGGCTTGCACGATCTCTGCGCTGTGTTTCGGGAGAATGAGGTCTTCGGCATGTGCCTTAGATACGTCCAGGAATTCCGGGGGGTGGTTCGGGTCCAGTCCTCCGTCCTCGTTGGTCCTGACCGTGATGGACTTGCCTTTATAGATCGAGTTCTCTTTGAGCCATTCACGTAGCTCTTGGGCCACTTCGTCAATCTCTGCCCTTTGCCCTGCCGGGATATTGCCCACGAGGAGGAACTTCACGTTGTTGTCCTCCTGGATCATCTTCGTCTCGAAGGTGCCGCCAGTGATGTTGGGGATGGCAAATTGGCCCCAGATGACTTGCTCGTAGTCGTGGAGTCCAGGACCCGTCTGGATCCTACGGATCTCGGGAGCTACCTCGCTCGTCCCAAAGAAGCTCTGCATCTTCTTCGGCTCGCTGACTGCGTATCCGTATCGAGCCTTGAGGACCTTGTGCATTCCGTAGGCACCTTCGAGCGGCCATGCTTCGAAGGTGTATCGGACGTCCATCCTTGTGGCCTCTTCCTCCATGACATGCTGGAGGTGGCGGATGGCGTTCTTCTTGGACATGCCCTTGGGCAGGATGATCTCTTGGGTTGTACCCTCCTTGATTGCAGCCTCTTGGCGGCTGAGGTTGTCTGCGGCCTTGGTGATGTTCTTCAGGAGTTCGATTGTGTCTGACATTGTTGTGATAGGTGGTTGATGTTGGTTGGGCTAGAACACGTGTTCGTGCCCGAAGCGGAGTCCGTGCTTGCGGACAAGCTCCTTGAATTCCGTTCGTCGTTGTTTGCTATTGGGTTTTGCGATCCACCTGATGGTGGGTTGGAAGTCGTGTGGTTGGGACGCGGGAGGCCCCATGTAGCCCAACACTGCTGGGGGTATGGCGTCGTTGCCCTTTGCGTGGAAGAAGGCCACGATCGCTGTGTTTACTAGTGATCGGAAGTAGTTGCGTCCTTGGGCTAGGGTCGAGAAGGTGGCGGCCAGGCTGAAGTCTGTTTGTACGTCTCCGTTGTCGTCGTAGACGTACCACTTGTCTGCACTTTCAGACCTTACGGCCATGATGTATGTGCCGGTTGGAACTAGTGCGTCTGTGTTGCTATTCATCTTCTTTCATCTTGGACTCTCTACCTTCGATGATGTGCCCAGCGAAGGTAGTTGCGTGTTTGTGTGTCTCTCCAATCTCGCGACCCAGGAATGCACAGGTGGCCGGGTCGGATAGCAGTGCGGTTAGCAGTGATAGGGCGACGTAGCACTGTGACGGCATAGAGAGCATGTTGGCCAGTGCTAGAGCAGGTGCAGACATAAGGGAGGCTGTCGCGCTACCGCTGCAGGATGCGATCCTCACGATAGTGTCAGG